GCTTTTCTTGAATTGGTGTGAACCACTTCACAGCCATATTTATTTTTTATCTCGTCAAGGCTCATTTTCCGATGATTAATAACGGCGTTTTCCTCCGCTCTCCAATACCAAGCCTTTTTGTTTGAAGCCCATCTAAAGCCCAGCTCCTTGATAATATCCTTATAAGTGAATGTGTTACCTGTGAGCCATATCCAAGAGCCAACAAGGTTTATTTCAAGTCCTTCACAGTTTATCAAGCTATCAATGATATGTTTGAAAGCCTCTGGGGTTTCTGTGGTTTCTTTTGTGTAAGTCTGATCTGTGTTATCTGCTGACTGGTGAATATTCTTAAAATGGTTAAATGCTATTTCATACTCTGCGTTTATCTCTTTCATTATCTCCTCAGTTTCTGCGCCGTGTATGTCTGGGTGATACTGCTTGCAAAGTGTTCTATATGTGTGCTTTACGTCCTCTATTGTGTGTGCTGTCTTAAACCATTTTAACATAATATCAAGACCTTTCATTTGAGCTTTATTGCTCTTTTGATTTATTTCTTGATATTATTGTACATCAAAATCAGTGCATAGTCAATTAGTAAAGTGTATAATAATATACATTTATTTTTGTGCATAATATACATTGAAAAGAGTGTATATATATAGTATAATTATATTGTATAATTATAGTATTATTAAATAATTATTTTGGGAGGTTGTAATTATGCCAATTAAATATGATAAACTTTTTGCATTGATGAAAGAAAAAGGATTAACAACATATAAAATAAGAAAAGATAACATTATCAGTCAAGGCGCTTTAACATCTTTAAGAGCGGGGAAAAGTGTTACAATAGAAACCATTGAAAAATTATGCAAGGCTCTTGACTGTCAGCCAGGGGATATTTTAGAATATATACCCGATGATATTTCATAATATATAAAAATAAACCGCTGTAAATATTCAGCGGTTTATTTTTATGCACTGATATAGATGTACATTATATACATTTATATCAGTGCATATTTGTTTATTGTGCGAATAGACATACACCGAAATCAGTGCTATAATAAGATACAGTAAAGAACACCACAACAGAGCGCAAAGCTCAGAAAGGAAGTTAAACAAATGAAAAACACTAATAAAAGAAAAACTATTGACAGATGGGATATAATGACAAATTACGGTTACGGTTGGGAATGTGAATGCTCTGAATATACATACAAAGAAGCTAAAGAGCGTTACAAAGAATACAAAGAAAACACTAACGCAAGTGTAAGGCTTGAAAAGCATAGAGAATACAAGTAAACGGCTTCTAAAGGGTTGAGCCAATAAATCAGCCCTATTCCATAGGCTAAGACCTAAAAAATTTAATGGAGGTACATCACAATGAGTACAAACGAACTTCACGCAGTTATCAAGGAGCTTAAAGAGTATAAGCTCCTCAAAGAAGAGGCAGAGGCAAGAATCTCAGAGCTTGAAAACATCGTCAAGTCTGAGATGAGAACACAGGAACTTGACAAGCTCACGGTTGGCGAATACCGTTGCAGTCTTGCCACTGTTACTACAAACCGCATAGACAGCAAGGCACTTCAGGAAAAAGAGCCTACTATTTACGCATCATTCCTTAAAGCTTCATCTTATGAGCGTTTAACTATAAGATAAAGGAAAAGCCCTTATCAGAACGGCAATTCTTTTAAGGGCAAAGCAACACCCAGTCAATAAGGCTGTCACATACTATTATAATAGCACTGGCAGCCTTAAAAGTCAATAGATTTTTGGAGGTTTAACACGATGAACAGTGAAAGTAGTGAACGCTCGGCAGTATGCAGTGAAATTTATGACATTACAAGCAGCGGATTTGATGTGCTTTATAAAGAGATGTCAGAAAACAAAGCACTTAACATTGCACTTTACAAAATACTTGATGATGGCTTTGATACTAAAGCAAGTTTAGAAGTCAGATCTGCCATGAATAACGCTCTTGCCCTTCTGAGAACGCAGGAAACCACCTTGAAAGCATTGGATAGTAGCATAGACAATGTTTCTGATAAGCTTATGAATATTGTCTATAAGTACACTAAAAGCAAAACTGAGGAGGCTATTAAAAATGAATAAAAACAATATCAAAGCTTTTGAGGATGGTGCAACAGAGATTACATTTATTCTCACCGATGAGGCTATTGAGTTTCTTAAAAATGCAGGTTATGACGATCTGTTGGAAGCATATAATAACGCCTTGAATAACGATAATGTTGTTGAGGTGTCCTGTCAGATGACAGTTGCATTCTTTACCGATACTGTTTGCGATTTGTGCTTTACCTTGAGTACATACACCTACTTCAATAAATCAGATGACCACGATATAGACTATATAATAGGTATATCATTTGACCGTGAAACAGCGGAATATTTTAAGTCACAGGCTTTGAGAACGCTCAAAAGGAATTTCAAGGATATGCAGAAATGCACACACCATATAAATAAATAATCTCACGAGGACAAAAGAAATGGAAACAACAAATAAAAGTAATAAGCTTTGTGGAATACTTTTTATAATCTTAGGCGTAATATCTGTGCTTGTCAGTGAAGATAACGGCTGTTATGATCTCACCGCTGCATTGCTTTTAGTACCGTTAGGTTTAGCAATGATATTCTGCAAGGCTGAATAAATCAATTTTAGAAAGGAATTGTAAATCAATTATGGGAAATGATGTTTTAAACTTTACAGCTTCGGAAATATTCAAAGATGATTATATTACTATAGAAATACCGTTGACTGGAAAAAATATGCCTATAGTATTTAAAGGCTTCGTTGCGGAGTGTGTAACACAGGATATTAGGCGGAATATTCTTGATGATGATGCTGACTTATTAACTGAATTGTTGGAAAATGGTTTAGTTAATACTACTCTTAAAACTGGTCAAATATCTTTGCTTCTTAAAATTGATGCAGATGGAAAATTCTCGGAAAATATGACCCTTATATATACATATTATGAGAATAACCGAAAGGCAACGATATTCAGAGATATTAAATACTTTGAGCTCACTTATAGTTATAATGACCTTTACAGAAAAAAGGCTTTGCGTGTGCTTAAACGGAGAATAACAAAAGGTCTTAAACAACTCGCCAAAATATCTGATAAATAACGATCTGTCAAACTATAGCCGTCCTTGCCTAAAAGGGCGGTTATATTTAGAAACAACTTGTAAAAATAGGCTCTTGACCTTGTTTACATAGTGTAAAATAAATCCAAATACAAGCCTATCTTTACATATTCAAGGTATCGGAAACAAATACAAATAGGGTACACCCTAATTTTACAAGGAGGACTTTCAAATGAAGATAGCTTATGTAAGAGTATCAACGGAAGAACAGAATGAGGCAAGGCAGATTGAAGCCCTTGAAAAATACGGTGTGACAAAATGGTTTACTGAAAAAGTATCAGCCAAGGATACTAACCGTCCTAAACTCAAAGAGATGCTTGACTTTGCCCGTGAAGGTGATACTATCTATATACATGATTTTTCAAGACTTGCAAGAAGTACAAAAGATTTGCTTGAAATTGTGGAAACGCTTAAAACAAAGGGAATACATCTTGTAAGCAACAAGGAGAACATCGACACATCAACACCCACAGGAAAACTTATGCTAACAATGATTGCAGCTATAAATGAATTTGAGCGGACGAATTTACTTGAACGCCAAAAAGAAGGTATAGCCATTGCAAAGCGAAACGGCGTGTATAAAGGACGTAAACCTAAAGCAATCCCCGACTTTGATAAATATTATAAGTCATATGCGATGCGTGAGATAAACAAAGTTGAATTTGCTATGCAGATAGGAGTTTCAAGGGTAACACTTAATAAGCTCATTAAAGAATATGAGAATAGGTAAAAAAATAGGCTGATACCTCTTATTATGGAAGTATCAGCCTTAAATGCTGTATTTATCGGTGTTCGGTGAGTTTATCGGTGAAAATCAAGGCGTAAAGCTCTAAAGCCTTGAATTATAGCCACTTTGGGAACTTTTCATAATTAAAAGGCTTGTGATAATGTTGATGTATTCGGTATTATGGGTGAATTTATTGGTTGATATATGCTGAAAGTGGCTTAAATAAAGGGATTGAGGGTATTTGAAAGTGGGAAGCAGAGTATTTTTATTGCTTTATATCATATTATTTCAGTAGGATATAAGCCGTTTTTGTTTACTTTCGAGGAAATACCGATAAAATCTACATTATTTAGCGTGGTAAAGTGATAAATTACTTTCTGCGAATTTTTAATTTGATACGCTGAAAGTATGATAAATACTAAGGTTGGAATGTATTAGGGATTTTTTGAAATATGTTCGTAATGTAAATGAAATGTGTGCTTATTATGTATTTAGTTTAATTGCACATAAAATTTTAAAAAAATTCGGTAAAAATTAACTCTTGCCATGCTTCAGTCTTCAGGATATAATACAGTAGAAATAAGAAAAGGAAGGTGATACCGATGAACTCCTAACCCTTGAAATTAACAAAGACGCTGGAAGATTGGAAGAAAGGGAGGAATTTGCATGAACATAAGGTCAAAAAAAGAAGAAAAAGAAATTTCCGTTAATAAGTATATCGATAATATTTTTGAAGATTATGAAGATTATATCTCCTCAATCCCGTCCGTTGGAAACAACTATTTTGATAACTATGTCGAAGAATTTTGGGCAACAAATACTAATAATGATGGTGCAGATACACATATCGTAATTGATTACTAACGTATTACCGTTATTAAAATAAGGAGACTATCAGCCCGATAGTCTCCTTTGTGTTTATAAGCCTTATACTTTTTCATCACTAAATATTTTTTATTTCCTCAATTAAACTCATATCATTTATATGCCAATAATTCAAGGAATAAAAAAGTGGTCAAACGGCAAAACGGATTTTCTAACACTTCTAACACTTTTTCTAACCAAATATCACAAAAAAGTATTTTAGCAAATACACTAAAACCGTATAATAAAATATAATTATTGCCTTAATCAACTCGGCATAATAGCATTGAATAGGGACACTATCAGACTGATAGTCTCCTTTGTGTTTATATACATATATATCATTAGTTGCTATTTCAATATGCAATATGGTTTTTAGCTATGTCTTTCTTCTTTAAAATTTTATCATGGTTGGATATAACAAAAATATAATTGATCATAAAAAGTGCTTGGCGCTTCTATTCAAGCAAATATTTATTCACATAATATCCGCATAATACACGTTATTCGCATTGTTACCTTTAGCCTATATTTAGACACACAATCACTTGTTATGCGCTTAAATACGTGCTAAAATAGTGCCATTAACCTTTTAAAAATTTCACTTTGTATGTTTGGTATCACCAAACCTCTGGAAGTGTACGATCTCACGCTGTCTCAGGAACTTTATGGGGTCACGGACATCGGGATCATCTGCAAAGCGGAGAATATTATCATAGGTCGTTCTCGCCTTTTGCTCCGCAGCCATATTTTCATGGAGGTCGGTGAGAATATCGCCCTTTGACTGGAAATACGCAGCTGTGAACGGAACGCCTGCTGCCGATGACGGATAGATGC